GTTTAGGAAAATCATACGCTATAAAAAGGCTAAAGAAATTCATCAGTTACTTTTACCCAATAACAAGAATTATAAAATCGCAATACAATGTAAGATAATATACGTCATTGTGTGTTAATCTGCCAGATCTACTTTTCCGTCTGCTGTAGACCCTTTTTGTATAGTAACTCCAACTATTTCCGTAGCGTCATTGATACCTATACTCCAAGTGATACTTTGTGCCGAGGTAAGCTCTGGCACTGAAGCATGACTTAAAGCCTCGTATCTTTGACGACGGACATAAATCCCCAACTCTTCAGCCAACAAATTGGTGTCAGGGGCAAGATCCGCAGCGTCTAGGTACTTAACGTCGTCATAGTACTCTAAGAACTTCTTGTTCAATCTTGTCGCTGTAGCCCTGCACACAATATGCAAACATCTAGTAATCTCTGGATGCTTAGACAGGATAGTGACCGAAACCCTCTGTGTCAGCAGGATCTTTTCGACCTCTCTACCGTCGTCTAACGCATAAGAAAATCTACCCAAGGGGTGAGATGGCGCATCTCTACTCTCTGCCTCTAACTGTACAGCAATCACAGGAAAGTCATCTGTACCTGGGCTGAAAGCAGCTTTTATTGTCGGTCTGTTCGACTGTAACTTCTGGAACCAAGTATCCAACAGACTATCACTTACGCCCTCAAACAAATCCTTGAACGCAGTATCTGAGCTTAAGTACTCATTAACTCCCGACTGCATACCTTGAAGCAGATGTAAATCAAATAATCCTGCCATCAGATTATCCCCGCTTCTTTAAGTATGTCAGGCAACGCAGGCACCACATACCTTCTGGCAATGTCCCTAGGGGCTACCCCTTTAGACACCCAAGATAGACTGCCTGGTTTTCTTTTATCAGAGACAGTTCTAAAAATCGTATACGTATTAGACGAATCTCCTGGGGAGTTACTGTTTTTAGCCGTAGAAAACACCATTCTAGCTGCTGCGGTAGTTGCATGGTGGGGTTTTAACTTAGAGCTAAGGCGTGGATGTAACGCTGTACCCCAAGATGTTCTACCTTCTGGAGGTCGTGTTGTTGCTATAGGTTTTCCATTAGCAGAACTATAAAAAGCCTTATCTATATCCCCGCTAGTTACTCTGGCTGAAGCCGCTGCCTTACTCATCTTAAAAGCAACGATACGTTGCATTCCAAATGGTGTTTTGCTTTTAGGTATATTTTTAAGTTTTTGCCCGTGAGTGCGCATGTCATAAGGACCGCCATAAGACCCGATACCCTTACCGCCGTACCCAAACTCTACCATACTAGCTAAAAACCCGATGTGGGTATCGTTGTCTTCAGGCAAAGAAACTGCCACCATGTTCTCAGGTGTCTGCTCTGTTGCTATAGCTGCTAAGTATGCACCCAATGTTGTATTGAGCCTTTTGCTTGCTTCCTGTCGCCATCTGTACAGAATCAAGGCTGTAACTACTTTTTTCCTTACGTCCTTCTGTTTAACCGAAGACCCGTATATCTTTTCCCTAAGATTCTCTAATCTTGAATACGACACGTTAAATACCCCTATCCGAATTTAAGAACTCTAATTTAGCGTTACACTGAATAGGTAACGGCTTAAAATTCTCATGGGGGGACTTTCTTTTAGTGAACGTATCTCTAAAAGCATGAGGGTGATCAACCACTACGAATCTAGGATGTGCGTAGTAGCTGACAGAATACTGAGTACCTGAGCTAGGAGCGGTGCCCAGGTTGTCGCCTAACGTAAAATCAATATCGCCTTCAGGCGTTACTATAAAATCTATGTTCTCTGTAAGATTGCCTTGGTCGGAACAAGTGCCATCTGCGTTTGCGGTGTGTAAATTTAGTACACCTACGTCTATAGGTCCCGTGCTCAAATCTAAAGATCGAGTGACAATTGGGAATCTAGGTGACTCAATTGGGGTAATCGACCTGACCTTAGACTCTCTAAACAGAAGCACCGAATCTGACATTGTGAATCGGTCCCCATACGCAGGGAGGTGTTCGGGCAGCAGTGAGATGTTCACCATGCCTGTAGCGAACTCCCCATACATCCTGAATCGCTCTGGGTTTTCTTGCGCTCCCGTAATGATCGCTCTTACTTTTTGAGGCGAGTGGTAAAAGTAACCCTTGCCTTTACATTTAGGGCAATCGGCTCTTGCCTCGGAAGTCGTATCTGTTAGTTGAAGGCTAACATCCAAGGAATAGTCGGACGTAGATCTCTTGCATGGACATTCTTGGGCTTGTTCCCAAATCATGTCTATGCCTGCCTTGAAGAAAAACTTCCGAAACTGTTCAGGTCGGAAATCTACCCTAGGTCCTAGCTTTACTGGTTTTCGGCTAGGTAGATCCACTAGATAACCCCGACGTTAATCATCTTGTACTTAGACTTAAGCGCAGGCATCAGTGCCTTCAGTTCACGCTCATACTGGAGCACCCTTGCTCCGTACCCAGCATTTGTTGAACTCGCAGTCGTGTTTACAGACTGGTGGATACCATCAACACCTACCGAAATAGATGCCACACCTGCCCCTGCAATTAAGTCACCTGCCACGTCTAATGGAAGCAGCGCAGACTTATACCCAATGGCTTGCTTTATATCCGAAGGCAGAGTGGATACTTTATAGCTAACAGTCACGTCTTGGTTATGCAAAGAGGCACCTGACACTACAAAACCGTCATTACTTCTCTCGCTAACAAACACAGAATGTCCAGGGACTGCGTGAGTCAAGTCAATCTCATATTTCATGCGGAGAGGTGATTCAAAGGTGACTTCCGCTGAAATTTCCCCTTCAGGTATCGTAACCGTGCCTGATAGAGAAGGGAATCCAGATACATAATCAAAGTAGAAATACCCAGGGACATATCTCTGAGGCTGAAGGATATCTCCTGTTATTAAGGGTACTCCGTTAGTGAATCGGTAGCTGCTCATCAGACCCTTCTGCGAAGGTATAAGATGTATCTGACCATGCTCGGGGGACACCAGATTAGCCCACTCTGCGGGTATCTCAGCAGCCTCGAATGCCCCGAACTTCACTTCAATTCTATCTATGCTTTGAACGGGTCTATGGTCCAGTCTAAATGGCCAAAAGCCCGATCTCATAGGCTCATACGCATCATGCCTTTCGCTTTTTATTTTGAAAGGTGAAAGCGTAATTCCAAGCTCGTGCTCTACATAAGAAATGCCGCCACGAATTGCTTGTTCAAATATACTCTCAGGGTAATCGGTGCCATCATCCAGCGTAAGATCTACGCCAAGTAAGAATCTAGATTTGAGCCAATCAACGGTTAGCTCTGATAACAAACTTGACATAGGATGTCACCTTTACTTGCTGCCCCGTCTTGCCGCCTTTTTAGGTGCCGCCTTCGCGGGCTCGGGTTTCTTGGGCTCGGGTTTCTTGGGCTCTGGCTTTTTAGGCTCTGGCTTTTTAGGCTCTGCCATCTCAAACATAGATGGGAATTTACCTAAATAAGCCCTCTGTTCCAAAGAAGGCTCTGGAGATAGTACCCCGTCAGTACCTACCTTAAAAACCGACCCTGGTATGGACACTGTTCCGCTTCTTTGCGTTTTGTGTTTAACAACCATGAGGGTTCCCTTCATTGCATAAAAGGCACCCCGCCCGTGGGGGTAGGGTGCCTCTAGTGCTTATCTACCTTAAGCGATTAAATCGCCAGTAGGCAGTACGTTCTTAATGACATGACATTTGCTCGGTACCGAAACAATCGGTGCTCCGAAAAGCATGAGCAAGAATGGTCGTGTCGTCTTAACTTCTGCGAGTGGTCGTCGCATGAAATCAAGCAATCGAGCGAATCGCATAACTGCTGGGTCATGCTTAACCATAACGATGCTTGAAGAATTTGGTACTACGCTACCATCATCGACAAAATCAGTGGTTGCGTTGCCTGAATCTGCGACCTGTCCGATTAGCTTACAAGAAGCAGCACCGCCGCCTGCTGTAGAGCGATAGATTCGGTAGAAATCAGTGTCAGCAGCAGCGCCAGTACGTGTAATGGTAAGCGTTACCTTGTTAGCAGCGCCAACAGCGATAGATGCCTCCGCGCCCTGTCCATCCAGCAAAGTAGCTGCATCACTGTACCCAGTGCCGTTGCTTACTGCGATAACCTTGTAGTGGTAATCACCTGCGGCTAACGCGCCACCACCAGCAGCTAATCCAGCAATAGCAGGCTTATTGCTATTGCCACCACTACCTGCGGCAGGAGCGTCCCAGCTATTGAAAAGGAACGGAGCAGCCTTAACAGCGATAGGACCGTAAGGACCCATGATTTTAAGGTCGCCCGCACCAAAGGTGAAGCTGCCGTCAGACTGGCTGATTGTGTTGAAACGACCGAAATCGTTTGTCTGCTTAATTAGAGCACCATGAATACGTGGTTCAACGTAGATGGTGTCAGGCGCACCGTAACGAGGTGCAGCAAAAACGTCAGACAGAAGTTCTTGAAGGAACTTAGGAGTTACCATCTTACCTTGTGCATCGCTGACGCTCTTAGACTCTGCGCTGATTTGCTTGATAACGCCGTCGAAACCAAGACCGTTAACGCTCTCATCGCCGTGCCAAAGTTCCCGCTCCAACTTCTGCATCAGACGAAGCGTACCGCGCTCAGTCTCTTCAGCAAGTGCTGTTGGGTTAGGACCGACCAAGGGGTTGATGGTAGAAGCAACGTCAGTGATTTCACGAAGCTCTGCCATGTACTTGATCTTGACGAACTTTCGCTCGTACTCAGATTTGTTAGCAGCAGGAACGCCACCTTCAGCCATGAAAGGGCTGATGTCAAGACCGTGGTCTTTGATGACGTTGTACTCATGTACAGTCTGACCAACCTGGACTTTTGGCATGTTACGCCAAAGTTGAACAGCGTCCATGCTGTAAGTAGCAGACGCAAGAACATTCTCAAGGCTCTGAGGAATCAGAGGAGAAAGTGAACCTGCACCAGATGTACCTGCTGGAGTCTGATATCCTGCGGTTGTTGACTTCCGCAGTGCTTCATTCAATTTTTGAAGGTCCTCAACAGGGACCATCTCGTTAATACCTGGGATATTCATGTGGTTACTCCTTAGATCCCGAATTGATACTTAACGGTGTTCGCGGGAACACCACACTCTAATTGCGTAATTGCCTTGAGCAAAACAGCCTTGCGAGCATCGTCGCCTGTTGTCTTGATCTCATCCATTGCTTTTTCAAGCAAAGTTGCTGTCTCATTAGTCTCAGGCGCTTTCTCTTCATAAGGAGATTCTACGGTGTCTGAAGTGATTGACTTTTGTAGAGTTGGCTCGCTCAAAGACTTTTTGACAGCCTCAACCTGCTCAGTAACCTGTGCGACTGCACCGTACTGGTTATTTAGAAATTCTCGGACTGCTCGCATCTCTTCACCAATGGCAAGAAGACCCTTAGCTAGAGCATCGTTCTGCTCACGAACTTCAGCAAGAAGAGCGTCTGCACCACGAGTAACAGCGTCTGCTACATTGTGTGCCTCTTCCAATGCCTTAGTTGTGTCTGAGAAACCCTTCTCAACTGTTTCAGTCTCTTCAACTGTCTCAGTGATTTCAGTTGTTTCTTCAGTCTCAACAGTCTCAGCGGCTGCTGTAGACTTGCTCATAACTTCAGCAATATCATTGAGTGCCTTCTGAAGGTTCTCAGTGTCTACTGTTTCCTCTTGATAAGACGCCGCAATTTTATTCGCGGTGTCCTCTTCGATCCCATTAGAGATCAAGTGCTTCACCAAATGTTCCATCTTGACGCCCTTTCATCGAGGTCATTGGGGTTGTAATACTAACACATACATTCGCGCACAATGTGCCGATAATCAATAGTATATATCCCAAAATGTAGGGAGGTATCTACATATTGGGATAAGTGTGTGGCTTAACTGTAAACTATCTAAAAGACTGTGAAATTCTAGAGGCATATTTCAACGCATCTGCGTATGAAACCCCTGGAAAACTGTCTGCAAGCATGATGGCTAGATCCCGTATACTGATTCTGGGTCTATATTTAAGCGCATCAATGGCAGCATTTGAGACAGTATTTGCCATAGATTGAGGAATCAAAGGAGAAAGTGACCCTCCCATGCTCGGAGGAGTCTGATACCCTGCCGCTGCTGCTAAGGATTTTAGAACATCAAACCTAGCTTCCGCATTAACAGGGTGCGCAGTGATTGCCACATTAAGAACTTTAGACTTAACAATCTTAGTTTTGTCCCTGGCGACAACCTGTCCCTCAACAGAAAAACCTAGTCGTCTGTCTGATTGCGCCTTCTCCAGAGCCATAGCTGTCTGATAAATCTCTCTGGCTAAGGGTTTGTGTAGGTACAGCACACCTTCAATTCTAGTAGCAGGTTCCCCATTGTGAGTTGTAGGCTCGATTGTGTCGGGATGTCCCAGAACAGCATCTGGACCCTGCTTGTGTTCATAATTGAACCACCCCTTTGACAGAGCATACGTCCAATCAATCCCATTTTGCAGAATCTCATCTCCCTGCTGATCTTTACTTTGCGTAGATACAATGCCTCCAATACGCGCAGTCATTGGCTCCGCGTCTTCAGCACTCCCTTTAACTA